TTCCAGGTAGAGATAGCTGTCCGTACCACGGAGATTCTTGACCTCAAAGCCCTTAACCTCAATTTTCTTGACCAGCCGTTTGTTGAAAGCGTCCAGCGCATCCAGCGCATAGACAAGATTGTGATGCTTGGCATGGGTAGCCGAATAGTTAAGGACGAACAGCGGGTCGAAGTTTTGCAGCGCTTTCTGCGTCACATCGCCGCCCATTTTCTGCGGCTCGTCCATAATGATGATTGGGCGGTTGGCGGCAATCACGTCTATCGGGCGGCGAGAAGCGAACTCGTCGCGCTTTGAATAGATGATGCGGCTCTCCTTGCTCTTCGCACCCTCTTTCAATGATGCGGCAAAGGCTTGGGTGTTGATAATCATTACAGAAATGCCGCTGTCCTGCGAGAATTGGTCGAGCTGTTGCAGGTTGCTGCTGTTATACACAAACCAGCGAGCCTTTTTGCCGTAATGCTCCATAAAGTGGTCTTCGAGCATACTGAAGCTTTTAGCCACGCCCTCACGAATGGCGATGCTCGGCACCACGACGATGAACTTGCACCAGCCATAACGGCGGTTGAGTTCAAACATCGTCTTGATGTAAACGTATGTCTTACCAGTACCTGTTTCCATCTCTATGTCGAGGCTCACACGTCCTTGCCCTTTGGCAAGTGAGGTGCTTGGCTGAATTAGTTGAGCCACCTGAATGTCGCGGATATTGTCTAATATCTGCTCATTTGTCAGCACAATCTCACCATTGCTATAACCCGATTCAAATTCGGAAAAGCCTATGGCATTTTTGTCTCCGAGGTCGATGCGATAGCCTTTTTGTCCTTGCTGAGCCGGCTGCCCTGCAAAGACGTTGACGGTATTCTCCACCGCTTCGGTTTGGTATTGCTGTATCTTAAACTTAAACTTCACGTTATTTCAGTTTTTTAGTAAGTTGAAATGTGTACCCGATTTTGCGTTTTCGGGTACATATTTAGCGTAACGTGTACCCGATTTGCCGTTTTCGGGTACATATTAATGCCGATGTGTACCCGATTTTGCGTTTTTAGGGACATATCAATCATTCTTTAACAGATTCCACGAACTCTCCATTGCTGCCTGTATTTTCAGCCCTGAAGATGAAAAGTTCCATGAGTTCAGTATTGATATAGTAGTTACTGCGTCCAAGTTTTTGCTTTTGAAGCAAACCTGTTTCCGATACGATAGTATCGAGATATTTGGCAGCAGTCTTACGTTGAACTGACATATCCCTTTCCATAAATTCAATTTTGGTGTATGGGTGGAAGAACAGGTTGTTTAGCAGTTCGTGCTTGTATTGTTTGCCAAACAATGGCTTTAATATATTCTTGTATTTAGCCATTAAAGCCGAAATGCTTTTCACAAGTCGGATAGTTTCAATAGCGGTTTCTTCCACACCTTTCAGTATAAATAGAATCCACTTTTCCCAATCTTCCGCATTATCAGGAGCATTATCTCTGATGCGTTGTATCAAGCGATAGTATTCACCTTTGTTATGAGTGATGTATCGGCTAAGATACAGGATAGGCAAATCAAGCAAATCATTTACCACTAAATATAGAATTGCTAAAATTCTACCTGTTCTACCATTGCCATCATAGAAAGGGTGAATACTCTCAAACTGGTGATGAATGATAGCCATTTTAATTAGTGGGTCGATGTCGTGGATTTTTGGGTCATTGATGTATTGTTCAAGATTAGACATATATCTTGCAACATCTTCGCCTGATTGCGGTGGAATATAAACCACTTCGCCTTTCGACGACTTCAATTTTGTACCGGGTACTGTGCGGAAGCCGGCATTGTTATGCTCCAGTGTCTTTTGTATCTGTTTGATGTCGTTAAGAGTAAGCAAACGATTTCGCCTAACCATATCGAAGCCCACTTGCATTGCTTCTCGGTAGTTAAGCACTTCTTTAGTTGCTGCATTAGTCAAGCCTCCCTTAATATCCAGTTCGGCACGGTATAACTCATCGGAAGTAGTAACGATGTTCTCGACAGCCGAACTGTCTAAAGCCTCTTGAAGCACAAGCGAACTCAAAAGAATGTTCTCGTTAGGAATTGTAAGAGCAACGCCTTTCAATTCCGCCAAGCGTCTGTTTGATTTTGTCACTTGGCGCATAATAGCCTTGGTTTCAAAATCAAAGTCAAGTGGCAATTTCGGTATGTTATATTCTATGCTCATCGTTATAATGCTTTTACAGGATTTTGCAAGTAGTGTCCGGTGAGTAGTTGGCAAAGAGTTGGTCGAAGTTGTCGAGCACATTGTCGTTGGCGGCACTGGCATCACGCATCACGAAATACACAGGCTTTTGCTTGGCAATTTCGGTGATAGTGGCTTCGTTCACGTCGCGGTCGAAGCAAGCCATAAGATAGCCGCTATCAACGCACCACACTTCTTTGCCTGCAATTTCAGTCTTTTCAATCTTAGCTGAGAGTTCGATGCCGAGGTCGAGCATCACTTGGAAAAGTAAGTCCTCGCTTGTGCGGTCAGTCTTGATGTTGTCGGCAAGAGTGAAAAGGTTCTTGGCATCGAAGTCATCGGGAGTGTAGTACACATCTTCCATATTGCTCGAATCGAGTTTCAGCACACGGAAACCGATGTCGAGGTCTTGTGCCATTATTCCGGCTTCTTCTTTCACTTTGCGACCGGCACGGCGAATACGTTCCTTGCCTATTTCGCAAATGTTTTTATATCCGGCTTTGCGAGCTTCGCTTTTCTCATCGGTAACTTCCGGAAGTTGCACCATAATGAATTTGCGATGTCCGCCGTCCTCTGCATTAAGCTTCATTACTGCGTGAGCGGTAGTAGCCGAGCCGCTGAAGAAATCGAGTATCAATTCTGTTTCCGAGTATTCTGTTAATTTTATGAGTTCGGCAATTAGAGTCCTATTTTTTGGATTGTCGAAAGGCATATCTATCTCCTTTATTATTTGAGATACCTCGATGTCTGTCCAATTGCTTGTTCTAAGTGTTGTATCATCAGGAGCTACCCAATGATAGACGCCACCATTTTTACCTTTACCATTAAGGTCTCTTTTAATAAACTCTGTAATACCTGTTTTTTCAGAGTATTCTTCAAGAGTCATTTTACTTTCAAATTCTTGTTGGAATTTGATGTAATTTGCAACAGCAATATCAGCCTTTTCTTTAGACGAGCGCCATTGACCAGTTTCAGGAGTAAATCCTAATACTGGATATCTCATTGTAGGTCTATCGGCATTGCTCCAAAATCCTTGCCATTGCCCCTCTGCTTTCGCTACTGCTTTTTTCTGTCGCAATGCTTTCATAAGGAATTGTTTAGATTTTGAATATATCAAAACATATTCAAAACCAACATTAAGAGTTTGTAATCCATTATCTGCGAATTGGGAGTTAAGACTTTTTATTCTTCTTCGTGTAAGAATAGTATTACGAAAATTAGACTTCCCAAAAATTTCATCGCAGACTCTTCGCATATTTTCTAATTCATTATCATCTATAGATATGAAAATAGCACCATCGTCCGAAAGTAAATCTCTGGCAATTTTGAGGCGAGGATAAATCATATTGAGCCAATCGGTGTGGAAACGACCGTTGCTTTCGGTGTTGCGTTGCATCGGGTCAACGATTTGGTTGCCCTCGTTATCAAATAAGCCGCTTTGAGCCTCGAAGTCGCCTTTGCCTTGTGCGAAGTCGTCGTTATAAACGAAGTCGTTCCCGGTGTTGTAAGGTGGATCGATGTAAATCATCTTCACCTTACCGAGATAGGTTTCACGCAACACTTTCAGCACATCGAGGTTGTCTCCCTCGATGTAAAGGTTTTGTGTGGTGTCGAAATCCACACTCTCCTCACGGCATGGGCGAAGTGTTTGCGTGGTAGGAGTGTTGGCGAGGCGTGAAGCAGCACGCTTGTCGGGCCAAGTAAACTGATAGCGTTCCTCGCCCTCGTCAAGCACCTCATTCGACAACTCCGCACGGAGTTTGTCGAAATCTATGGCAAGTTCCGGCTTGCCGTCTTTATCGAGCCTTTCAGTGACGCACTGCGGAAAGAGTGCAGCAATCTTCTGCACATTTCCGCCCAACACGTCCCGGCTCATCATCTTTAACTTATCCATTATTATTTGATATTAATTCGTTGTACAAGTTATATATTGGGAAATGTAAAATTTCACATTTCTCATTTTCTGATAATGAATTAAACATAGTCTTAGCACGGTTTTTTTCTTTTAAAATAACAGAAGCGGCGAAATTTAATGGTTTTGAATTATACCGAGAAATAGAACACAAGAAAGCATTTTCTTCCTCTGAAAATTCTTCATTTAATCTTGATTTTATCTGAAGAAGATTTAAACGATAAACACATTTAGTTTCATCATTATTAGTTTGTTCAATAATCCAACTAATAATATCTTTCGCAGAGATTAAATATCGGCTATTTTTTGTTTTATCAAATTGAAATATAAGACTCAATACGTCAAAATTGGCAAAATGGAGATAATCAATGCTTATATTATATTTTTTGTATTCAGCGACAATATTAGCATAGTTTAGATTATCAGGGAACAAATCGTGTGCAAATAAAAATGAATGAATAGGGAACTTTATTTCTATATTTGTGTCTTCGCATTTACGAGTAGATGAACATGCATTTATGTCATAAAGTTGGAAATTTCCATCTTCTAAACGTCTTACAGCAAAGCATAAATTATAATTCCCTATTTTGAAACAAGTATATGGAGTTTCGAGATTTGGTAATGGTTTTGTTTTTATTCCATTGAATAATTTAACCAAAAACTCAAATGTTATAAATTCTTCTTTAGGAAGTTCTTTATAATTAAAGTGTGGATTTAATCCAATACGGTTGAAAAATGATACAGCTTTCTCAAAAAATGATATATCTGACAAAATATTTACTTTGTCTTTTTCTGTTATTGAATTAAATGGAGTATCAAACCTCAGTTCCCCAATATAAAAATTCTTATGGTCACTTACAGCTTTAAGAAAACGTAACTGATTAAGGTAATCATCTAAATATTTTGAGGAAGGATTGATATTTATGTCTATTCTTGTTTTTTCTTCTTTTGAGAAATCATTAAATTGACATTTAAGGAAATCATTTATTGAAATAATATGACCTTTTGAGTTGTTCCCTAAATAAACCTTTGGGAAATACTCAATTCCATTAACGGTAACAGATTTATTTATTTCTTGATTAGTAAATATCTGTGCAGGTCCAATATCTAAATAAAACTGTTCAGATATACCAGGCAGTTGAACTAAAATATCTGTATAATTAGTTGCTATCCATTCAAGAGGGTCTGTTCCCTTTTCCATAGGACCAGCTGTTATATTAAACGACCAATCTGCTTTGCCGTTTAATTCTGCAAGTGAAATTGTATTGTGATTACTCTGTAAATGGATAGAATGAAGTTTTTGATATAAAGTCTGATAGTCTTTTGGAGCCTTTTCGCACTTAATGCTTTTTGTTTTTTGCCCTGTTTGAAGGTCTTTAAGCAATTTATTAATTGTTACTTTTCCTAAATAGGCAAAATATAATTGGGATTTATGCTTATTAAAAAGCACTTTAATAAGCAAAGTCCCTCCATTCTCTTTATATAATTTTAAATCATTAATATCAATTGTCTGTTCAACTGAAGAATTGAAATTATTTGATTTGTGCTCTGTCGATTTTACTTGAACATAAACATTAAATTCAATGTCTTCTTTTGAATTACTGTCAATAGCTTTATGTACATCAATTGATCCGTCCCAGACTGGAATTTTGTCATCAAATGCAATGTGAGGGTCAATATGCCCCATACGGCAGAAAAAATCTACTGCCGCAGCAACTCCTATTTTATCTATTCTATTTTGATTCATATAACTGTTTCAAATTATTTATTAAAGAATAGAGTTCTCTTTTGCGGCGAGGTTGCTTGGTAGCGTTCATTTGACGCTCCAAGTTAGCTATTTGTTGTTGGAGTTTCTGCTTTTCCTCGTTGATTTTTATTTGTTCGGTGAGCGTGTTTTCTTGCTCTACCACGAAATTTCCAATCGAGGAAATAAGATTACTCCACATCATATCAAAATTCAGACCGCTCAATGGCAAGCAAGCATCGTTGACTTGTTGCAAGTCGGACAAAAAGAATTTTGTATGGTAAGCTGCAAACCTAACCTTGTCGGCATACCGCAAAGCGAAAATAATTCGCTGCGGAATTGCCTTTGCGATAAGGCTGATAGCCTTGCTGTCGAAGTCGGAACGTTTCAGTTCCACATCGACCACGAAGATACCTTTAACTTCCGTTCCCTCTGCCACGGCAGGAAGTGTGGTGGAGATAATGGCATTGACAAAATCGAGTCTTGCAATGCTTGTATCTATTAACAAGCGTTGAGCGGCTGAAAACTGATATTTCTGATAAATATTAGCTTTCGGCAGTGGCTTCTTGACTTCAGTTGATTTTGGCAGTCCGTACATAATTTATCTCACCACTAAAAAACAAATCAATTCAAAATCATCAAGGCCTCGAATTTCGTTACCGAAAAGCGAGCCCGTGTCGCCGTCGAGGAAAGAGAACAAGTCGGTTTGTTCCTTTACCTTGACGATAGAAGAGATAGCGTCGCCGAGCAACTTGGAATAAGTTCCCATGTGCGAGCCGTCGCGAGTTTCGCCGTTGAACTTTCGGCAAAGTTCCATAATAGGCTCAGCCTTGCCACGGCAAAGATGCCGCAAATGGTCGAGCAAGTCTTTTGGTTCGAGGTGGTTTATAAACACCTCCGAATCCTTAGTGATATATACCAAATAGAATGGGTGCAAACGGTTCTTTCGGTCGATGTTCACGCCGTTGTTGCGGTTTTTCAGCACATAGATAACGCCTTGTGGGTTATCTTCAGAAGTCGGAACAACAGCATGCAGCCCCATTGGTGTATGCTCAATGTCGTTGTGTTTCTTCATATATTCGAGCAAGTCGAGGCGGAACTCGTTCAAGCCCAAATCCATAATGGAAACACCTGTGTTCATCTCCTCGATATCAACCACTTCTTCTTGCAGACGAAGAAGTTGGTCGCGACGATATTTCAAGTCGCCCTTTTCTTCGGCTGAAATTGGGTTGTCATCGCCGGTGGCGGTGAGCACCGATACTTTCATTCGAGCCTCCACACGAGCCTTTAGGTCGATATAGGCATCGAGGTCCATATCGGGCCAGTAGTTGACAAGCTGAATGACCTCGTTCTTCGAGCCGATGCGGTCGATACGTCCGAAACGCTGAATGATACGCACCGGATTCCAATGTATATCGTAGTTAATTAGATAGTCGCAGTCCTGAAGGTTTTGACCTTCGGAGATGCAGTCGGTGGCAACGAGCACGTCAATCTCCTGTTTGAGATTGGGATAAAGTGCATTACGTTCTTTCGACACCGGGGAGAAAAGCGTAAGCACTTTGTTGAAGTCGAGTTTTTCACGCAACTTCAATGTGCTTCGTGCCTCGATGTCGCCCGAAACGAGTGCAGTGTTGATGCCGTGTTTATCGAGAATAACTTGCGAAATATTATCGTAGATATATTGAGCAGTGTCGGAGAACGCAGTGAAAATGATTATTTTGCGGTTGTTGCCGTTGATGGGGTGAGTGAATTTGTCACGAATATCCTGCAACAACTGCTGCAATTTACTGTCGTGCTCAGGCGTGATGTCGGCAAGCATAACGAGCAGCAAATTGAGATTATAGAGGTCTTTACTGAGATAATCTCGCCACTGCACATAGTCCATATCTTTGAGGTCGATTTTCGACTTCTTGCCGCCGATAAGCACAGCGTCTTCGCGGTCGTCGAAATCAAAACCGTAGTTATCACTTTCCTCTGCGGCTATCGAATAGTCGTCAACCGACGTATCGCCACCGTTGAAATTGTCAATCGTATTGACAGTTTCAGCAATGTATTTCTTAATTCTTTCGAGCGTGAGGCGGAAAGAGTTCACCGAACTTTCCAAGCGTTTGAGCAGATTGATGCTCATAAGGCGGCGCAAACCACGTTCACGTCCGAGACGTGAAAGGTTTGCATACTCGTCGTCCTCGCTCTTGTTGTATTTTGAGGCTTTGCTCGCAAGAATAAAGTCCGATGGCGTGTAGATAGCAAGGTTAAGCTCGCTCAAAACACCATAGATTTCGTTAAACGTAACGGTTTTGCGGTCGGCAAGATCCGTGAGTTTTGGAGTGCGAGAAATGGGCTTCAACCGCTTCGGGAATTTGCCGATGTCGGTTGTGTCGTAGTATTGCTCGATATGCTTACGCGAGCGAGCAATAGTGACAGAGTCGAGCACTTCAAAGAAATCAAAACTAAGGCTGTCAAGCAGAGCCTTAGTGGTACGCTCCTCGGCAGGAAGTTTGCTCCAGTGGTTGAAAGCAGCCTGAGCCTGGCGGAAAATATCGTCAATGGAGTTCTCGGTTTTGAGAAGTCCGTTAATGTTCGATACGTCGCCCTCGTAGGCGAGAGCAAGTTGATTCTTCAAGTCATTAAAGCGGTTGTTGACGGGGGTAGCCGACAACATCAAGACCTTTGTCTTGACACCGGCTCTAATTACTTTGTTCATCAGTTGGAGATAACGGTTCTCACGTGGATTCTCGTCGTTCTCGTCGGTAGTAACTTTGCCTCCGTTGCGGAAGTTATGGCTTTCATCAATAACAACGAGATCGTAGTTGCCCCAGTTGATGCGTTCAAGGTCTGTTCCATTTGAATAGCCGTATGAACGCGAAAGGTCGGTGTGATAAAGCACATCATAACGGAGGCGGTCGTTAACCAATGGGTTGTTTACATAGTTGCCACGGTATGTAATCCAGTTGTCAAACAATTTCTTCGGACAGAGAACGAGAACCGATTTGTTGCGGTTTTCGTAATACTTAATGACCGAAAGTGCGGTGAACGTCTTGCCAAGACCTACGCTATCGGCAAGTATGCAACCGTTAAACTTTTCCAACTTGTTGATGATGGCGAGAGCTGCGTCACGTTGGAAGTTGTAGAGTTTATTCCAGATAACGCTCGACTTGAAGCCGGTTGCCTCATTAGGCAATACGTCTTCCGAAATATCTTCGAGAAATTCGCTGAAGATATTGTAGAGCGTGACGAAATAAATAAACTCAGGTGCATTCTCCTTGTAGGCGTTGGTGATGTTGTCAATGACAATTTCCGTAACATCGGTAAATCGTTCGCCGTCGTACCACATTTGATTGAATGTAGCGAGAAATTGGTCGGCATTTGGCGACGGAAGCCGCATAATTTGCGGAGCAATATTATTGCCTTTCTCGCAACCGAGTTCGGGAGTTGTAAACTCGTTGAACGGCATGTAAGTGAAAACGTCCTCGCCGTTTTCCACTGTCAAATTACCGTTGACAAAGCCGTCGGTGATATTTGATTTGAAGCAAGCCTTTCGGCGAATCCATTCTGCACATTCTCGTGCAATGGCTTTTTGAGAGAGTTCGTTGCGCAGACGAATCTCAAACTCCGAGCCGAAAAGATTGCGTTCACGATTGAGCTTCGGGATAAAAAACTCGCGTTTCTGTTTTGATGTATTTGACTTGCTGAACGTCGGAGCAGTGAAAATGAATCTCAGTTCAGCAATGTTTTCAAGTTCTGCTTTTAGTGCTTGGTACGCATAAATGGAGAACGACGCAGCGGCAATAGAAAGTCGAGAGCCGCTTTGCAAGTCGGCTTTCAGACCATCAACGACTTTCTCTGTCGTATTGTTATATAATTTGGGTGTCTCCATTTTGTAAGAAAGTTTGATATATTGATTGCCGATTAAGGCGTTGTTTATGTATTAACTGCAAAGTTACGAAATATTTTTTAACTAAGATGCCGAAAACTATATGTTTAAGGGCATATCTAATGTATATTCCGTGGATTTGTAGTAATCCGCAGTAAAGATAATATCAAATGTGGGCAAAAACTGAGCACATCAAATATAATAAATTTTAAATCGGCAAAAAATTTTTGCCGTGCGATAGGGATAGAAGCCGAATGGCGGAGACTGTGGCTCCGTTCACGATAGCCCGGCGGTGGAATGATTTTCTCGAATGTCCGTCAGGAACTGCCCGGAGCACAGCGTTTGCAAGGGCAAAATCATTTCAACGCATCGCCCAACAGAAACTGGTATCAAATTACCCCTGAAACATTAATTGAGAACGCATCTCGGTAAGGGAATTTCTCGCAGCCTATGTAGAGTGTATCAAACGCATCTGTGCCGTCGGTGCGGTGTTCGAGCAGGTCTTCTTCCGATTCGGCAAGTTTCTCACCGCCTTTGTCTTTTCGGAAACCGTTGCGGCCGCGGCTCACGCCGGCTGCTTGAATGGCGAGGATAAGATCGTCGTTATTCTGTCGGTTGAAGAAAGGCATAAGGCGTTGCTTGCCGGCAAAACCTTGGTTGATGAGAAGGTATTTCTCATCGTGCCGCATGGGATTGCCGAGATAGACCGCCTCGACAGTCCAGCCGTGGCGTTCAAACTCATGGACGACCACCCAGCGGAAGTCCTGTTCGTTGACGGCATAGTTTGAGCCGAGAGCGGTAGCATCGTAATAATAGACCACTGTCTTGTTGCGATGCGAAGCGTAGTAAGAGCAGAAGTCGGCAACGACTTCCGGAATCTTACGCTCAAACTTGACGTAGAACGATTTGATAACATTGAGCCGCCGCCCATCGGGCTGTCCGGCAACAATCCAATTTATATTGGCGTTGTAGTCCATACCAATGCAAATCGGCGCATCCTTATTAACGTCGGAATCAGCGTCACAAGTAAATGTCTCTCCACTCTCCGCACTCCACTCTCCACTTTTGAATTTCTCATCAAGAAATTCAAAATCACTCGCATTATACTTGTGTCCCTCACGCATTGACGAATAAAAACCGTCTTTGGCTATGCCTATGCGCTGACAAAGAATAGAGGTTTGAAACGTCAATGGCGTTAAGTCACGCTTCATCTGCTTGATGTAGTTCTCGCCGAGAAGCTGCAAGTTCTCTATGCTGCTATATTCCTTGTAATAGACCGCGACTGACCGCATCTGATTAAGATTGCGGTCAAGGCGGCGAAGATAGCCTTTTAGGTAGTCGGGTACCGGCTGCCCCTTGGCGGAAAGTGTGCGAATCCGCTCCTTTGTCCGCCATATCTCATAAACCGTTCCCTCGATAGTCGCAATTAGTTCGGGGTCCATTTTGTCGCGGTAGTGCAAGAACCACGAACCTTTTTGCGTCTGCGGCATATCGCTCAGAATCATTATAGAATGATTGAACGAGTGCCGCCCGAAATGCGATTTGATGCCACCGTTGGCTGGGAGCGTTTCGTCTTTGAGTTTCTGATAGTCGATGAATTTCGCCTCGTCAACGAGCAGCCACGATAGCGTTAGCGAGTTGGAAGAACCCGGTCTGTCCTGCGAGATGATGACCGCACAGGAGCCGTTGTAGAACGAAATGACGTGTTCATAATCGTTCGGCTCGATGATAGGGCGAGCAAACGACTTTGGCGGACGGCGACCGACAACGTAATGCACGCCGTGGATATAGCCCCAGCGTTTCCACGCGGCGAGCAGTCCCGGCAGCGTGTTGGTCAAACCGTGTTTGAACGTCGGCACCACGATGCCACCTGTCGAGCCGGGCATACGTTGCATATTACGCAAAGCAAACGGAGCGGCGATGCTGTCCGTCTTGCCTGTGCGTCGTCCTGCGACAATGACAGTGGTGTTAGCACCGATAAGCTGCGTCAGCCGCTGCGGATTATTGAAGTAAATCTTCTTCGCCATTGTCATTATCGTTTTTGGTGAGCGGAAATAGCGTGTCAAATTCGAGGTCAGCCTCCTCGAACTCCACATCTTCGATGTCGAGTGTTTCGGCACGATATTTCGCAATCATATCGGAGATTTTCTGCTGAATGTTCGGGATAGGCTTAATGCCAAGCACCGTGGGGTCGTCCGTTGCCGTGAACGGCTGCACCACGATAAGCTCGTAAGGCAAAGTCTGTTCGTCTTCCAAATCAACGCGGTTGTATTTGGCATAGGACGCCGCGGCACGTTCCATCGTCTTCGTGTCGCCCTTTGCCTGAGCCTTGGCATAAGTCTTCATAATCATCTCGTTAAAACGCCAGCGGTGGAAATCGCGGCTTGCCGATGCGAGCAGAGGCATAAGCGTTTTCACGACAGCGAGGTCGGAATAAGCGGTCACTTTGGAGACAGAGTGCCGCTGCATCACTTCCGACACAAACTCGCGGTCAGTTCCGCCGGGGTTCGAGAGAAACCAGTTATACATTTCACGCACACGAACAACCTTATCCACAAGTGTTTGTGGATATTTTTGCTGCAAGTCCTCGACTTTAGTAAAAAGTTCTGTGCGGCATACATCGAGTGCGGAAGGAGTTCCCATGGCTATTCGTCGTCCTCCATGTCGAGCAAGTTGCGGTGAGCGTTCTCGATAGCGAGCGGTGAGCCGACCTGCGCAAGCATCATCTCCTGCGAGTGCAGTTTCACCTTGGAGCCGGCTTTGCCACGGCGATATGCCTTTGAAACTTCACTCGTGCGGTCGGCGATGTCCTCACGCAGCACATCGGCAGGAATATCGAGTATTACTGCGATGTCTGAAATTTTTAGGTAGATTGAGGCAAACTTCTCAATCTGCTTCAACTCGTTGTCTGAATAATTCATTGAGCGGAACGGAGTGATTAGTGATTAAATCTTCGATTTGAGCATAGAGCGAGGCAAAGATAATCGGGTCGGTGCTAATGAAAGCACTCTCGGCACGATTGCCTCGCGTGAGGTTTTGCGAAGTGATGACGGAGACCGTCTTTCCGGACTCCGACTTCACCAACAAAATCTTGCTGTGATTATCTGCAAGGTAGGTGCGTTCGATAACCTGTGTGATGAACGCCCAAAGTTTCAGCGTCTTGTTCGTAGCCTTATGGTCGAGAACAAGGTTGATACGCGAAACTTTCTTATCCTTGCAGATAAAGAACAGGCGGCGGAGAAATTCTTCGGAAATGGAAAACGAAGTTTGCCATATTTCCGCTATGCCGACTTGCGAGAGAATCCAATCGAGAATGTCGGCAACCTGAACAGCGTTAGAAAGATACGCCTGATAAGGAGTATCTTTCAGCGGTTTAAGAATTTCGTTTATGTCGGCGGTTCGTTTCACTTCTTCCTTGTCTTACGCTTGGTGACAGGAGTATCGACCACAAAGTGGTCGTATTCCTCCCAATTGGCGTGCATCTTCTTGTCGAGTTCGATAAGTTCTTTAAGGAACGGATATCGTTCCGAGTCGGGACACGGTGCAGTGTCTAACGACAAAGAACGGAGTTTGAGATGCAGCTCGCGCATACGTTGAAGAATTGAAAGATTCTCAACGTATTTTGCCTTGATTTCATCAGGCAAAGAGTCGTGGTCGATACGCTTGCCGGTCTTATGCTCATCGGCATTGGCCGCAAGCGAAATGTGTTCGGCAACGATCACATCGACTTTCTGCTGCATCTCCTCGACTTGAGCGTGAGTAAGGGCTTGAACACGGAAGTTGTAATATTTTTGGATTTGATAATCCACAAAATCGTGTCGGCGGTCGAGTTGAGCAACGATGTTGCGATACATGATTTGATTGCCGCTGAGTTTCAACAGATAGAGAGCACCAACGGAGTAATCACGTTGGTTGCTCGGCGTTTCAAGCCACTGCTTTATGAGTTCAGTAAATTTGTTATCCATAAGAGTGTATATTGTTTGGTTCCCACAAAAATACTTAAGATATCATCGCCTGTAAAAGACAAATAATTCGTAAATTTGCACACTATTAAAAAATTAAGATAATGGAAACTATAATAATAATTGTACTAATATTAGCTATTTTTATCTATTTAATAGCGCAGGATTCAAAAAAGGAATCTAAAAAAGAAAGATATGGAGAGGCTATTGGAAAATTAGCAACTTCTGCTGCAGATAGTATTGCAGGGGTTGCATTTAGACTTACTGAGACCGAAGAAAATAAAAGAATTAGACTTGCTGAAGAAGCCTTGGCTTTTCGTAATGGACAGATTTATCGAATAAGAGCATATGAAAGGTCAGAAAAGCTTTTACAACAATATCTTGAAATTGATGAGACCTTTACAGAACAATTAGAATTAATAGGTCTAACACCGGAGAGATGGAAAAAATTGGCTATGCAGCTTTACCATATGGGGGTAATAATTCAAGAATCCAGAAATCGATTTGATTATTCAGAAAAATACGATAAGAGATTTAGAGAATCTATTTTTTCTGATAGAAATCTTTATGGCCAGGATAGAAGGAACGAGTTAAAATCCTCGTTAGATTTTCTTAATATTCCGGTAGAAGAATGGATTGAATATGGCGAAACAGTATTGGATATGCATAATTTATATGATTCTCCAGAAATGAAAAAATATGGGTATAAAACAGCTATAATGCCAATGGAAAATAATTTCCATCTCCTATAATATTATAGTTTGTTATTAATTCCGGCGAAGAACGTGCAGTTCTTGCCGAGCGAAACGAGTAAATTCTGCATCGAAACGAGCGTTTGCCCTGTCGTAACGAAGTCGTCGAAGACAATGATGTTACGTTGCGGCGGTATGTTGTTGGCGGTGAAAACCGTCCCGACGCGGTGTTTTGAGGGAGCGAAAGCACAATCCTCGAAAAACGGCAAACCGAGCATTTCGGCGATGCGAATAGCAATGAGCGTAGCGAAGTTGCGTTCCTTGTGGCGACGCTTCGGCGTAGTCACCACAGCGAAGTCATCAGGCGAGAGAAACGAGCCGAGGACGGAGCGGATAAGCGGAGTGATGTTGTCGGCGAAAAAGCCGACCATATCATCATCGCCTTTGATGTCGGTAAGAGTACGACCGTACACCGACTTTTTCCAAAGCGTGATGAAGAACACGCCTCCGCGGTTGGTGATACGCATTCTGTTCGGAGCGAAATCGCAACGAGCCTCGGCAACGTCGAGTTCTTTCCACGCCTTGCGTTTCTTATCCTCGAACAAGTCTTTTGACTTGTCGGAAACTAAAAGAGCGCCAAGTTCGGGAACATCGAGCGATGGTACTTCGATGTCGTTCAACATCTCGTCCAAGGCAATAGCCCCCGGCTTGGCGTTCTGTTCAATCATCTTCACTATGAGTTGCCGGAGCAGTCGATTTCGCCGTCTTCCGTCTCGATAGTGCCCTTGTAGAACGGAGCAGGAACTTCGTCGGTTGCTTCAACGCTGATAGTCGTTGAAGTAGTGCCGGTGGCACCTTGACCGAGGTCCTGGGCGACAGTCGATTTCGTGCTCCACTTGTCGTTTCCGAGCACACGATAGTTGCCTTTCATATCCTCGACGATAAACACGTTATCGGAGTTGTTGATGTAGGCGGCAGCGGCGGAAGCGTCAGCACCGACACCGGGGTGAACGGCAGTTAACTTGTTTAACTGGGTTTGGCTTGGGAGTTCACCCTGCGCCTCCGAAGTGAGTTGCGACTTGTCGGGAAGGATGTCGATATACTTCCACTTCTGGTCGGCAACGAGCGTGAACGAGCCGTCAAGAACAGCCGAAGTGACACGACCGTTAGAGTCGCGAGGCAAGGTCGGGAACGCCACTATCGCGCTTTTAGCGAGATAGTAGATGCGGCGTTTCACGCCCGGCAGTTCGGGAGTGCCTTGGCACCAGGCGAGCGATTTCTGTAAAGCGTTGCAAGTATTTGTAGCCATAATCTTTGATTTTTATGGATTACACAGTTAGTTCAATAGTTTTGAAGCGTCGTTTGTCGATGCATTCAAACTGAACGCCGAAGAACATAGTGGCGATATAGGTAAGAATGAATGGTTCATATTCCTTGACCATAACATTCTCAATATCGCCCATTTGGTCGAAGCCAACGAGCATATTGCTCTTGGTGGTGACGTGCATAAACTTGGAGTTCGCCTTGTTGTAGAGCGGTACAAACTTCAGTTTGCCGTTCGAGCCTTCCACGGCTTGCTGTCCGTACTGTGTGTTGTACTGCAAGCCGCCGTGAGTGAGCTGATAAGCCTCGTTGTACTTATCCACGAAGTCCTGCGAGCAGTAGAGGTAGAGGTCCTGCGAACGGAGGCGCGGGTCGAGCGAGAAAAGGATTTCCTTTGCAACGTCCACGGCATTAGACGTGGTGATGGCTTCCGGCAGTTTCATGTAGTTGCCGTTTTCGGCAGAGATAGCACCTGCGGTGATTTCGTTCTGCGTGATAGTGTCGAAGCCGTTGAAAAGGTCTTTGGTTGTGTCGCCGGAGGCGTTACGCACACCATTCCAGATAGCATCGTTGAGATGTTCGGAAAGACTTTTCGCGATGAGCGAGAGCACGTGCTTAGCCGTAGGAGTTGACATCTGACCATCACCTTTCGTAGCGCCTGTGCCGAGCAAAGTTGAGATAGCCGAGTTAGGCTCAAACTTAGCGACCACAGAGCCGAAATAGGTTTCTATTTCGCGGAAAGCAAGGTGGAGGTCAAAATCCTTAGAGCGAGCAGGATTGTAGGGCGCGAATTGAGCGTCACCGGTGATGTTGCCGACACGCTCCTTGTAGCGAATACCCGGGCGAGCGGTCATATACTGCAACGTGTCATTACAGCCGATAATCGGCAAATAAAGCAGTTCCTTGCGGTATTTGATAGCCGCCTCTTGATAATCGGAGGGGGAGAAAGAAAATTTTCCAGCCATATACGTTAGGTTTAATGGTTATACTTCGTTGTAGAGTTTGTTAGCGGCATTTACAGTGTCGCAGAAAACTTCAAAGTCGCTTTTCTCAGCGGCTTGTGTTTGTTTGCCGTCATCGACAACGGCGGTTGAAGTAACGGCAGGAGCGGCCTTTAGTGCAGCAATCTGCGCTTCGAGGTCAGAAATGACCTGAAGTTTCATTTCGAGAGCTTTGTCGAGGGCGGTCAGTTGTTCATCGGTCAGCGAGGCTTTGCCGTCGGTGAGTGCGATGCTTTCAATGGAGAGTAGCGCACAGATGGATTTGTAGTTCTTGTTCATAGTGAGTTGTGGTTTGGATTTACTTTGGAATATAGCCGCCATTTTCTCGAAGAAAGAGAGAATCGGATTCTCCTTTTCTTCGACAGGAAGATTAGGCAAGGGGATTCCGGCTGCTGCGAGTTCCGAAGCCACAGCGTCGGTGAGCACGGGAGCCGGCTCGTCGTCAAGGTCGGTGATTTCATCAACGAAGCCCCATTCGAGGGCGTCCTTGGCAGAGAGCCAGCCGCCGACTTTCATCAAGTCGAGCAGGCATTGCGTTTTCTTCTTGCACTTCCCGGCATACATCGAGGCGATGTTCACGTCGAGCTTGTCAAGGTCGGCGGCAGCCTTTTCGCAGTCTGCGATAAGGGTGCGGAATTGGTCGGCATTGAGGCTTCCCCATTCAAAGAACGCTGTCGAACACTTGTGGACGAGGTACATGGCGTTCTTGTCAATGGAGATATGAGCCGCACCGAGCGAAGCGATAGTTGCGGCGGAAGCATTCATGCCGACGAAGTGAACGCTGACCTTGCCGTGGTTCTTGAAAGCAGCGGCAATGGAGAGAGCAGTGGCGAGGTTGCCACCGAGCGAGTCAATCAGCACGTTCACTTCCTTGCCGGCATTCTTGGCGAGGATATAATCGACATAATTTCGGTCAAAGTCGGCACCGCCGACGAAGCCTTTCAGGTGAAGATTGTATTGAGTTTGCGGCATAACACGATAAGTTTTGCCACAAAATTACCTATCTTATAATAGTGATGAAAAGACATAAAAAAAGCGCAACAGTTGTTACGCTTAGACGTATTGTATTAAACACATTTCAATATTCTTCATAGTACGTGTCATCATCTTCTTCTTCATAAATTCCCAAATGGGAATTTACAATTCTGATATACTTCAGATGTAGGTTGCCGTTTCTAAAGCAATATAAAGTTTGTTTAAACTATGGTTGGCATTGTTCAAGCCTTTGGCTTCATATCCATTTGTATCCAAAATGTCACCTGCTTCAAAAAAAGCATACAACTTCAAATTGTAGAAGTCGCACACAGATTGAACTCCAGCCAATTCCATTTCTACAGCGATGCACCCTTCTTCCATACGTTTGCGTACAAGTCCTTTTGTTTCTCTGATCATCGAATCTGTCGTCCATATTTTACCTGTAATATATGGTACAGATAATTTGTCGAAAATTATGGAAAGTTCCTTGCTTGCGGCTATATCAATATAGTCGGCTGGTGCTGCAAAATAATATGAACACCCGTCCCCTCTGTAACTTTGTGTCGGTATGATAAATCTACCTTGTGTGGTTGTATGGTCAAGACTGCCACAGGAACCGAACATAATGAACTTTGATGCTCCAGTTAGCCAGCTTGCAAGATGACATTGAGAGGATGCTACTGCTGAACCTATTCCTGACAGGTAGAAAGTTATCGTAACTCCTTTATAAGTTGTTTTATAGATATGCGTATCGCCATTGCAAGCCGGCAAAGTTGCAATAATTTCAGATTCGTAGGAATCAAGTAAATGCCGATGAATCTCCTTCGAGAATATTATCAGGCATATATCTGCAAAATCTCCACGTCTGCCGTAGAAATCAAACAGATTGATCATTGGTTCAGTTTCAATATCATAACTATCAGTAATCATAGCATATTGAATCAGATGTGAGTTTTATATTGCTCCGGTATCTCAAGATTGAAAGTTCTGCATAATAACAGGACGTCGTGGACATCATTTTCATCGTATTCATATCCAAGATGGAACTGTACCTGTGCCTCCGGGTTTATGCATGTTACCTCAATATTCCCGATATTTCCTTTACCTGAGAAAGTTTCGCTTGGGAAAGTGTATCCGTCATATAGAATTCCATCTTCGACATATTCGAAACAATGCAGATCGATTATTCTTCCGTTGTCATCTTTCCAGACAGTATGGCTATCGGTCGTATAGTCCATTACAACTTCTCTGTATCCCTTCCAGGTAATCACGGATATGGCCTTACCATAGTCTTTCTTCTCTACGAACAGATCGATGTCGTTATGTATTCTTGTTTCTCTGCCTATAAGTGCATCGACACCCCAACCGCCGTCCAGAAACACCTTTACAGATGCTTCAGACAGCATTTCAAGAATCTCACATGCATCAAAATAAGTGACCATAAAATTGCAATTTATCTAGCTAAAGTTACATCTTTTCTCCCGTATGTTTATTGCCGGACGGAAAGATTTAACGTTACAACTGATTATTTTTCCAAAATGTTCGAAGAATCTCGTTCCAGATGCTTAATGACTAGCGATGACGTCCACCCGGAGGCGCTTACTTTGTTCAATTGGAACTGGAGTAAGTTCATTAGATTTATTTTCTGAAGAACTGTCTTTTGAATTGCAAGCATTCATGATAAATGCAGCTAAGATGATATATATTGAGTGTTTCATATTTTGATTATTTTTGCAAAGATACGAAATTATAATAAAAGAGCCGCCTTTTGGGCGACCCTTTCGTTGTGATTGACACTATTTTAATAGTGGCGGAAAACGTAGCCGTTGTCGTAATAGTAGTCATACATGAACAAGTCGCGGGCGTAAGCGTCGTAGTCGAAGTAATTGGCGAGATGCCCCATCAGCTTTTCGAGGTCATAGCAGTCGTTTACGATTTCTCTGGCGAAGTCTTCCTCGCTGTCGTACTCTCCGACGTAGCAGTCCTCGAAATGTTCGAGTTCTTCGCAGCCCCAGTCGATGAAAGCGTCCACAGCGTCCGGCGAATACTTCTCGCACATGTCGCTGTATTCTCTTACTGCCTCGAAGCTGTCCTCGTCGAAGCTCGATTCGTCGTACCATTTCTTTGGGAACGCCTCGTAGTCCTGGAACATCAGTTCCGGATCTTCCTCGTCGGCGTGGATTGCGTAGCAGAAGTTGAGAAAGTCGTCGTAGTCGTAGAACGTGGTGAGGTCAATCCACAGACCGCAGATGCCTTTCTCACCGCTGTATTTGCCGTATGTGCCGCAGTAGATGCTGGGATTGCCGGAGCAATCGCTTTTGTGTTCACCTATTGCGTCGATGAGTGTTTCAGGCGTAAAGCCGAGTTCTTCGAGGCGTGCTTCTACCTCTGCCGTGATTGTCAATTCGCCGAATTGTAATCTGATAGCCTTGATGTTTTGAGTTGTACTTTTCATTTGCTTAAAAATTTTAAATTTTACACTGCCACAAAATGGCATTGTGAGCGGATTGCCGCAAAAGCAAGGGTGATTGCGTCGTTGCAGGGTAACGAAACGGCGAGGAACACGGAGTGCAAACTTGCCCTTGCTGTTCCGCGGTATGCCATAACTTTGCGGCGTAAAATAAAATTTAGCGAATGAAAACCCGCAGGGTCAAAACGAGAGGCGAAAGAGGACAAAAGGTGATGCAGACAATAGGCAGAGCGTGGTGCACGTTCCACTTGGAGCCGTCCGAAACACCATTGACGCAATAAAAAAGCGGTTGAAATCCCTGCATCGCGGCACAGGAGGCAAAGCGGTGAACGGCAGATGCTTTAGGGCTGTGACCTTACCACACTCGCAGACGCAGACACCAAACTTCACTGCAACGCAAAGCCGATGAGGAAGCCGCTTGCAGGACGGAGAGGACGTTCCCAATGGTGCGACGCTTCGGCGAGGTGCGGCAGTAAGAGATACTTGTGCGGAGTTATTTGACAGCGTGGACTGCATCATCGGCACAAAGGGGCGAAAGAAGAACGAGAGAGGACTGCCACCACGGAGAGCGCGAAGCGGTCAGCGAGGGAAACGTAGCAGGGAATTTGACCGTTCCACGAAAAGCTGATAGGGCAAATTGCAACGACTACAAAGCCACGGCTGCGACAATGAATGACTGCACGGCAACGGCCACACTTTCCGCTTTATCAATCACAACAACAAGAAAGTTGTCGCCCCAAAGGCAGCTCTTAAAACGAAAAAAGCCGTCTATTCATCACGAACCGACGGCAAGACATATCAATCTTTCTTACTTATGACACTGGGATTGAGTGTTCAATATGGAATGCTCAGAATTTTATTTATGGCACGGCACGAGCGATTTAATCGCCTTGTGCGTGATTTCGTAGATGAAGCCGGCACCCTCGCCGTCGGCATCGCCGAACGAGATGGTGAGTTTGACCACCGGGAACGGCGTTTCACGAGCACCGATGATGTAGGAGTTACCGTCAATGGCGGTAACGACGAAAGCAAGGTGTTCTTTCAGCGGCAGCAGGTCCTCCGAGGCGAACTTCAGTTTCGCCGTGTCCGTGCGGTTGCCGCCGTCGTTCTCCGTGACACACTCGCAAGTCGGTTCATCGAAGAACGGCACATTGTGAATTTCGGTAAGTACAGGCACCGGCATCATCGCAATGCCACGCAGAGCGATGTCATTCACAAGGTGCTCACACCTTACCCAGCCAATCTCCTTAACTCCCGGCAATATTTGTTTCGTTGTTCTCATGAATTGTTAAAAAAAAGTGTTACATACTCTTCCAAAATAGGAGGGGGAAATCAACCACTATTTTGGGCTATTTTTTTGTTTTTTCTTGTATTGTTCCCTTTGTAGGTAGTTTTTATATTGCCTGATGTATATTTTGGCAATGGTGTTCCAGTTAGTTTCTGTCAATTCGATGCCGTGAGTGTCCATCCAAGCATAAATGAGATTGTCACGACGGCGACCGATGTAGCCGTGATAGTGTAAGTCATTCCATAACTGAATTACAAAGCGGCTACGAATGCACCGTTTCAGTTCCTCTTTTGCCCGACGAGGCAAATAGTTGTAGCATTTCGGAGGCTTGGTGCGACTTACCGGGATTACAATCTCGATTTTGCTGTCGTCTTTCAAGTCCGGCTTAGCCCCTGGCGGCAGTTTTTGGAGAAACACTTCGAGTATTCTCCGCTCGGTGGAGAGCTTGCGAAGTTCCACCGGCTGAGTGCCGCCCGAATCATGCACAAACCATTGTGCAAGATAAGGGTCAAGGTCGAGGTATATGTAGTAAGGGTCATTACTCATAGTGTAAAGTTACCGACGATATGTTACATCTTGAAAGACGATGACGTGCAGCATCTCGTTGAAGCGATCAGCGATACGGTCACCATACTTCTTGCGAATTTCAGATGGCGTGAGGTTCGTTGTGATGAACGTGAACGACTGGGATTCGTAGCGGTGCTCGATGAGCCTCACGACAGGATATATTGGATTGCCATAATCCACGATTTCGGCAGGTTCTGTGCCGAGGTCGTCGATGCCGAGCATTGAGAGCCTTTTAAGGTCTCTAAATGCCTCCACGTCATGGGCAAGGTCTGTAATCTCGCAAGCGTGGATAATCCGCATACGAGGCTTGAAATACTCGTCCATAAATGAGAAGTGCTTATGATAGGCAAGATGATTCAACGCTTGTTGAAAAGCGTACATAAGCGTCGTCTTGCCGTTTCCGCACGTTCCCGACAGCATAATGCCGAAGCGAGGTGCTTCCGATGTGAGGTATTCGGCGAGTTGCAAAAGGCTCTTTTGAGTGTTTGCATCAAATTTGAACTGTCGCAACCGGCTTTCCACTTCGATTTTATAGAACGCCGTGAGCAGAGTTACAGCATCGTCCGCCGACATATTGAACCTAAAACGACTCTTGAAAGTCATCTGCCGTCTTAGCACTGACTCCAGTTCCGCGACGCGCTTCATATTTATCGCCGCCGGCTTTTTGTCTTGTTCTTCCATAATCAGCATTATTTTTCGACTCCGCGGCATTTTCAAGAACTTTGCTTACCCAGTTGTAGAAGTGCTGTCGGTAGTCGTTGCAGTCCTTGTGGAATTTATTTTTTATGAGCATTGTCTTGCTAAATTCTTCATAGAGTTTTTTGAGCATTTGCATTTCAATGTGAAGGCTCACTGCCACATCCTCGAAGAATTTCTCATCGCTTTTTAATTGCTCAATAAAAATTAAATCTTGTTCGCGCGAGAGTGAGAGATTAATATTATTATTTATTATTTTTTCTTCTTTTTCTTTATTATGTTTCGATTTTCGTTCTACTTTTCGTTCTACTTTTCGTTCTGCCGAATCCTCGAAAAGCTGATATTTCTCATAATTTACGATAGTAATTAACGACCTTTTTGCGCTCGTTTCGCGAGTAATCATACCTTGTTCTTCAAAGAGTTTCAACAGGGCGAGAGTTGTTTCCGTGCAGTAGCCCCAGCGACCATTCAGCTTGCGAATGGAGGTGGCTATCTGCCCTCTGCAAAGGGTCACTGACTCGTCCTTTCCCCACGGGATGGTGCGAGGCTCCCATGCTGCTTCGAACAGCAAGTAAATCCAGGCTCTCAACCGTCGAGGTTCTTCCCATAGCCAGTGGTTCTGAATTTCCCGGTGCAGCTTGATGTAGCCTTTCATACCGTGCAGTTCTCAATCGGTTCATCTTTGCGTTTTTTCTTGTCATTTATGATAGGTGGCTTGCAGCCGAAAGTAGCCTCATAGCCTTTTGCTTGCAGGCTGTCGAGGATAACTTCGAGTTCACCCTCGGTTTTCGGCTGCTTGGTTGTATTGAACCAATATCGCAGTATTTCGATAGCCGGATAGATGATTGTTTCGCTGTCATCGTCGAGGCGAGTATTGTGAATTTTGCCCTGTTCGGTTTTCTTCCGCAGTGAGTCGCGGCAGCATCCGAGGTGCATACAAGTAAGGTCGATTGAATACGTACCATACTTGGTGACATTGGGTGGGGTAGGTGGTAACATATATGTATATTTAACTATATTTTTGAAAAAATCGGCATAAATCGTCAAATATTCGGCAAAAATCTTTGCCAATTCAAAAATTCTTCGTATATTTGCAGTCGTAAAGGATAGGCAATCTTTATAACTATATCGCTATATATCGTCAAATTTTCTGCAAATATAGTGATATATTTCCGATATGCCAAATATAAACACGATTTTTTCAAAAATATATATCAATCTTAATGGCGCAAAAATTCGATTTGAAGAAGTTTCGTCAATCTTTGGGACTGAAACAGAGTGAATTGGCCGCGATACTTGGATTACCTCAAAGCTCTATTTCTGCTATGGAAAGCGGAAAAACACAAGTGTCGCAGGTCTATATCAACAGATTGGTCGAAAAAATGGGTATTACCAACATAGAGGAGTTCTATTATGATGCAACCGAGAGTGTGAATATTCATAATGAAGGGAATGTTGGTGATAATAACGGCTACAACAACTATAAGAACGTTGTAACGCCTGCACCCACCGATGGCATATTACTCACCAAAATGGCAGTGTTCGAGCGTGACCTTGCAACGCTCAAAGAGCAGTTCATAAAGAAGGACACAAGATGCGATGAACTACAGGAAGAAGTAATGCGTCTAAATCGCCAGCTCACAGCCTTTCAGGTGCTTTGTGCTCGTCAAGGCATTGATTTTGAGCACATTTTGGAGATAAAATAA